GGGGTGATGCGGCCCATAACAACCTGCCGCCGTTTTACGGTGTTTACTTTATCAAGCGAACTGGCCGAGTCTATTACACCAAATGAAGCTAATCGTTCAGGACATTCGCTCCACAATCGCCCGTGTCATCGGAGTATGTGTCGATGATGCGCGCGTTTATGATTACATCAATCAAGCGTGTCGAAGGCTTCTACACAAGGGTCTGTGGGCTGGATCGTACGGTCGATTCACGGTTACGACCGTTGATGGGTGTATTACTTGGCCGCGAGCGATTGAAACCATTGAGGCTGTCGCCGACTGCTGCGGAACCGGATCGGTAAGAAACCAATGGTATGAATTTCAAGAAACTGGATTTGGACTTCTTGGAAAATGCAACCCGTGCGCCGGAAACCAGCTTGTTGATCGTGGCACTGTTGTTTCTTACCGTGATTTGTCTGGCGGCAATAACAGCTACATTCGAGTTTACCCTGGCGACGCTTCAGATGTCGGCAAAACAATCACGCTCCAAGGATACGACGCGAACGGTCAATGGATTCGCACTCAATCCGGTGGAACATGGATTGACGGCGAAAAGCTGACGCTTGCTCTCCCTTACGTTCAGTCTTCCAAGAAATTTACCGCACTGACTGGCGTCATCAGGGAGGCAACAAATACCGCATCGCGGCTTTACGAGTACAATCAGGCAGTTTTTGCCGAGATTGATCTGGCAGTTTACGACCCTGATGAAACTTTGCCGCAGTATCGTCGTAGCCTGTGGACTGGTCGAAACAGCGATTGCTGCACTCAGACCGTCACGGTTATTGGCAAGATGCGCCATATCAACGCGACGAGCGTCAATGACTACCTTATTCCTCCGTGCGCTGATGCCATCAAGCTGATGGTCATGGCGATTCGAAAGGAAGAGAACGATTTGATTCAGGAAGCAGTGGCCTACGAAGCCAAAGCGGTTCAAGCTGTGCAGGAGCAGACGATGCAGTATCTGGGCGACGCTGTCGCAACGATACGCATGGTCGGTGTAGGATTGAATGGCGGTGGATTCTCGCAATGGTTCTGAACCAAAAGGATAATTTATGGCAATAGGACTTGTAGGTTCAATTTTGGGTGGAGCAGGAATTTCCGCAGCGGGAAGCCTGCTTGGTGGGCTTTTTGGCGGAAAGAAGCCAAAGGTTCCAGAATTGAAGCCGATTGATTTTGCTGGAGAACAGCAAAAGGCGATTCAGCAGAATATCGCATCGCTTGAGCCTGCAACTGAGTTGGCCACCAAGACGACCGCCGCTGAGCAGTCTCAGCTTGAGGCGCAGCTTCGTCGCGCGATTCCAGGCTATGACCAGTTGATTCAGCAGGCTGGCAAGAACATTGGGTCGGCCTTGCGAGGCGAAATCTCACCAGAGGTTTCTGCTCAGGTTCAACGCTCTGCCGCTGGACGAGCTTTGTCTGGAGGATTTGGCGGCGCATCTGGATTCGGTCGTGCGCTAACCGCTCGCGACTTGGGGTTGACTGGGATGCAGCTTCAGAATCAGGGTCTGGCTCAAGCTCAGAGTTTCATTCAGCAGCAGCGGTCTGTTGGAATGGTTCAGCCATTCTCGGTGAGTAGCATGTTTATCACTCCGTCTCAGCGGATTGGATTTATGCAGCAACAGCAACAGCTTCAGTATGGACGCGATTTGCAAGCCGCTCAGGCCGCTGCTTCCGCTTCTCCGATGCAGCAAGCGTTGCAGAGTGCTGTCACTGGATTTGGTGGTCAGGTTGGCGGTGCGCTGTCGCAATATGGAATTTCGAGTGCGTTGATGTCTCAACTGCCAGGAGGATATCGACCGCCATCGTCTTACAATCCCCAGAACGATCCTGAGCTTTATTCTTTCCCGAGAACAAATACCTCTGAAATAGGGCCGCAATCTACCAGCCTATTCCCTGAATACAGCTCGTCCAATTTCGGACTCTAAATCTTATGGCCGACCAATCTCTTCAAGCGTTTCAGCTAGGCGCATCGCTGTTCGACCGCGCGCAGACGCAGCAGCGGATGATGGAGCAGTTGCAGATGCAGACGGCTGAATCGTTGCTCCAGCAGCAGGGCATGGCGCTTCAGAACAAGATTCGAGACATGACTCTTGCTGATGCGATTGGCGAACAAAAAGCTCAGGTTGATGAGTTCAACGCATTTTCAGAACTCAGCAAGCAGGTCGGAGACTATCTCGACAACCCTAGCGCAAAAGCGAAGTTTCCAGTCATCCCCGCCTTTAAGTCTAAACAATACCGACTTGAGGCGGACAAGATGCTCAACAATCTGGAGAAGTATTCTGCTCGCGCTGAACTCCTGAAAGCCAGAGACAGGGCAGAAGCTACCTCCAACACACTGAGGGCATCGACGATAAACAAGGCAATCGATGCCGGAGCGTGGATAGGATTCAATCAAGACGGAAGTCCTAACATCGACGTTCAGAAAATGAACGCCTATTATGAAAAAATAGGCTCCTCAAAGATTGGACAATCAGAAGCTAAGACTGCCTCTCTTCTTGGCAACCTTGATATTTCAAGAGATAAATTGAGAATTGCTGCGTCCAATCTTGATAGGCTAACGAGGGAAGGTGCATCTAAGATCGACATCGACAAAGCAAGGCTTGAGTTTGATCAAGCTCTTAAAACAGAGGAAGCGTTGCTTAAGGAAAAGAGGTATCAGCTTGATGTTGAAACCAAGGGTAGACAGCTTGATATCAATCAGCAAAAGGCCGACACCGCAAAAACCAAAGCAGAGTCTGGAGGCAAACTACCCGCTCCGACTAAGCTCGATCTGGACGAACTTGAGTTTTCCGAGGCTGTTCTTAACGGTATTAAGCCGCTTGAGCCTTATCTCAGCCAGGACATTTTCGGTCCAGCATTCAACATCAAGGTGAAAGCCGGTGAAGTGTTTGGCGGTTCACTGCCCGAGAAAACCGTAAATCAGTTTTACGAAAATATGCGAACTGGCGCGTTGTTCAAACGCGGCGGTAAAGCGTTGACCAAAACTGAAGTTGATCGAGTTACGTCTTCAATCGGAAAGCCGACAGACGTTGGTTTCTCTGACCGTATCGATACGTTCAAAGAAATCACCGCTCGCTCAATCAAAGACCGTGTTGAGAAGCTGAGGATGCAGGGAATCACTTCCAACCCGCAATACGGAGCTTACGTCAACGAACTTGAACGTAGGGCGGATGAGATTTTAGGTGTTGAGACGGCCCCTCAACAACAGTCTGAAATTCGGTCGTTTAACTCAATCCAAGAAGCTCAGTCGGCAAATCTTCCAGTTGGAACCAGAATCTCAGTCGGTGGAAGACCCGCAACCATCAAGTAAACACGAACATGGCTGAAATTGTTTTTGACGACGAGGTTCAGGCAACTCAGCAGCAACCTGTCGCATTGTCTACGCCGCAAACTCCTCCGATGCGGAAACCTGAAGTTGTTTTTGAAGACGCAGGTTCACCGGCAGCACTAAATCAAGCTGTTCAGCAGTCCGCAAAAGTCGGCCAGCAACGATTTCAGTCTCAAGATCCGATTGTTCAGCAGGCTGATTTTTACCTTGGTCCTGACAGTGCGCGTAAGTTTCAGAAGTTTGTTTCTGGCAATTACGAGCCGCTGCCTGACGAGGATTTCACGGACAAAGAAAGACAGTTCTTGGCCGACTTTGAGGGCAAGAGGGCAAGAAAAGTGGCTGCAAACACCGTCAGATACGGTGGGCCTTTAGCCCTTGGTTTTGTTCCTGGTGGACAAACTGTTGCTGGAGAGGTGCTTGGCAACATTGGTTTGGAGCTAACTTCTCAGTTGTTGGAACCTGAGAAAATGCGGCCTTTCCAGATTGCTGCATCCGGCGTTCCTACTCCAAGCATCGCAAAACCGGGGACTGGAACAGGCGTTCGCCGTTTGTTGACGAGCGAAACTGGAGTTCCGCAGCAAGCAACTTTTGGCGCACAAGTTAGGAAAGAAGCCGCCGCTGGTGGCGCGCAGTCTTTTGCTCAAGCTGGAATCGAATCTTTCGGTGAAGATGTTACCGGCGGAGAGATGGCGTTGAGAACGGCAATGGGAAGCGTTTTGTTTCCTGCCATATCAACCACGGTTCGCGGTGTTGGGGCAGCTACAAGAGCGGTTTCAGGCGCGCCATCAGTTGGTAAATTCCCCGCTGCTTTTGCGGGTGAAATGCAACGTCCTTTTACTCAGAAGTTTCTGGAAGACCGCGCCAATTTAATTCGCCAAGAACTCGGAAATGCTGGAGGCATCGACCCAGCCCTTTCTCGTCAGGTTGCTGACACGTTCTATAATCCAGCGTTCTCAGGATCATCTCCTCAGGACGTTGAGAACTTTAGAAACACCGTTCAATCGTTTCTGGAGCAGTCGGTTGTTCAGGGGCGACGGTCTGGTCTTTCTGGCGATGATTTGACTCAGGCCATTGTTGGTGAGCTTGGAAGGATTTCTGGGAAAACCGATGTCAACCCATCTGTCGTTGAGTCGGTTGTACGCCAATCTGATGCACTGACCGAGCAGGCAACTCGAAAAATTGACGAGTCGCTTCAGAAAACTGCTGGATTCAAAGACAAACGAAATCAGCGCGCTCTTAAATTTGCTAGAGCAGCAGAAGGCCGTCTTCAAATGGAAGCTGTTGAGCTTCAAGATGACATTGTTCGCTTGAGCAACCAAAGAGCAAACCTTGGCTCTGAAGACATCGCCAACCGTACTCGAATTGAGGCGCAAATTGCTGGCCTGCAAGATCAGGTGAAACGAATCCAACAAGGGTTTGATGATCGATTTGTCAGCGGAAAGCCTGTGTCGGCTTTTGAAGCTGGAACGATTGTTGGCGAGCAGGGGAACAAGCTCCGAGACGTATTTGACGCTGAACAAGAGGAGGGTTTCGCAAAAATCAGGCCTGACCTGCAAGCAACGACCGTTCAGGTTGATCTTGGAAATGGTCTTCAAACCAAGAGCTTGGAAGATCTTAGAAAGATCCGCTCCCAAATTTATCGACTGTTCGACTTCAATGCTCCGGTTCAACAAGGGTTCTTCGAGAGCTGGGAAAAGCTCAACAAGATCAACGAGCAGATGACTGCGGCGTTCGATGCAAATCCTAAACTTCGAGATGATCTTGCCGAGCAAAACAGAAAGTACGCTGAAGGAATCAGCCGATTTAAGGGAGCTTACGTTGACCGCATTCTTCGCAGCATTGGAGAAGGCGGTGGCGCACCTGAATCAGTGTCGGCCATTATTGGTCCTCGCGGCGGAACTACGCTTGCTGTTCTGAAGGACATGGCCGGTGATACTTGGGAAACCAATGTGAAGCCAGTTCTTTCGGACTACATTTACAATCAGATTCGTGGCAAAAATCCTGTCGAGTTTCTCAACACTTTGACGGAGGCAAAAGCTGGTCGTGATAAGTTGTCAAAGGAAGTAGTAAACGAATTTTTCCCCAGTCTCGGGCAAATCCAAGATGTCGCATCAAGATACACATCAATTCTCAAAGATGAGGAAAAGCTCAAATCAAGTCTTGAAGAACTGACAGCAAAATCAAATTTGCTTCAATCTGACGTTTCTAACAAGATTACGGGAGCGGAAGATAGGCTTAAGAAAAACCGAGAAGAAGTTGCAGACGTTAAAAAACGGCTTTCTGATTTTCAGAAGAAAAACGCTAGTCGTGAGTTCAAGGGTGTTTTAGCGCAGCCAGGTGAAGATGTTGAAGCTCAAAAGCAGGTCGTCTCTTTGCTGGCCGACATCAAATCAAAAGTTAAGAAGGGAGTCGCCATTGATGACGATGTTCTCAAGCAAATCGCATCAAATCCTGACGCAAACACAATGCTCAAGGAGTTGAACGATTACGTCACCGAACAGTCAAAGACTGCCACAGACTTCCAGCAGGTTGTCGCTTCTGCAATTAGGGGTGGAGAACTCTACGGAAACATCCCCGCCGGAAACATTGTGGATTTTCTTAAGTCCAAGGGTGGTGGCGTTTATCCGGTCAAGAGGGCGGAGGAGTTTACGAAGATCCTTAAGGAAAGTCGGCCAGACCTTCTGGCCGACGCTCAGAACATCGTTATTGGTAGAATCGTCAAAGACTCGTTTGTTGATGGAAAAAAAGCCATCGACACGAACAAGATGAAAGCGTTGATTGCTGGTGGCGAAAAACCGGGAGAATACAACGCCTTGGTCAACGAGTTGTTTGGGGCTGGGGGAGTGGGCAAGATTAGCACGATTGCGGATCAGTTGGCTGTTGCATCCAAGGAAAGTGAAAGCCTTGTTTCAAAATCTATCGTTCCGACGCTTGCTACTGCTGGCGCATACATTGCCAGCGGACTTGGGCCTGCTGGTGTTGCTGGAGGTGCTGCTGCTGGTGGATTTGTCGGCTATATGGGTCGAAAAATGGTGATGAAAGCTATTGGAGATTCCGGTGAATCCGCTGTGGGCCGAATGCTGCAATCTCCAACTTACGTCAAGACTGTCACCACTCCTATCAGCCAGCTTTCCAAGGAGCAGATAGACTTGTTCAATCGAAACTGGTCGAGAATGCTCAAGCTCGAAACAGATAGAGCAATGATGCAGATGGAAGAAAATCAATCTGAAGAGAAGCAGCTTCAGGAAATGCGCCGTCAAACTCGTCGCCGCGACTAATGAAAACCTCCCTCTCCAAAAAGGGTAATACCTATCAGGGCAAGAAGGTGACGCTCAACAAGCCGTTCTACACTCCTGGCGAGCGAAAGAAGAGCGCGGTGTACGTCAAGAATGACAACGGCAACGTCATCAAGGTTCGCTTTGGAGACGCCAACATGGAAATCAAACGCGACAATCCTGAGCGTCGTAAGAACTTCCGAGCGCGGCATAACTGCGCGACGGCAACCGATAAAACGACTCCTCGGCACTGGAGTTGCAAAGCATGGTGATTTTATGGACAAGATGAAACTTGGCGGTGGCGGACGTTACGAGAAGCTGATCGGCAGCCTTGAGAAGAAGGGCGTTAGAGAGCCGAAGGCTTTGGCCGCCGCAATCGGCATGAAAAAATACGGCAAGAAGCGGTTTTTGTCTCTTGCCGCCAAAGGTCGTCGCCGTGCTGAGCGCGAGAAGGCTAACGCTTAGGTCGTCCCGTCCACGGCTTCTTCGCCGCTGCCTTATCAACGACGAACTTCTCAGGCTCCGCGTAGTTCCATGAGATGTCGCCGCCTGTTCCACGCTGGATCATAATCGATCCGGTGACTTTTCCGTCCTTGTCTGTCATGCCGGAACGGTCTGCCCGTTTCGCCATGCCAAGCATGAACTTGCGCGGATTGTTGAAGCCAACCTCCTTCATCACAATCACCTCGCGCGCCCAGTTGGTCAGGTCCGATGATCCGAATCCTGAGTAGGCCAAATCTGCCACGCTCTCCGGCTTGTCGTCCTTGCCCTTCGGCTTTGGGAAGTGATGGACAAGCACCAGGACAACGCCTGTCTCCATCATAATCGGCTGGAGCAGATGTCGCGTGAAGTTCGCGCATACCTCAATGTCAGCAGGATTGCCGCCCATGTAGGAGAGCAGCGGATCGATGTAAACAACGTCAGCCTTGGTCTTGCGAACGAGACGGCGGAGCATTGTGGCGAAGTCTGTTCCGGTGCGAACCGTTTCGCGGAAGAAGAGCATGTCAACACTCCGCAATCCTCGCTCCCAGTTCTCTTTTCCGAACGTCATCTGAGCAGCGCCTTTGAGTGCGTCATGCTGATCGGCAATGTCGTTCTCGGCTTGGATGTAGGCCACCTTCAGCGCGCGCACAGGCTTTACGCCGAACCACGCTTCACCGGACGCCCACTTCATCCCCTGATACGCGGCCATCGAGCTTTTGCCGCAACCACTTTGGCCTACAAAGAGAAGCGATGAACCGCGACGTAGCCATCTGTCGCCGATCAGATTGTCAGGATCATTCTTAGGGTCGTACTCGATGATGCTATCGAGCGAGAACTCCTGAGGCATGTCCTGCGACTCCAGATAGTCCGTAAACGCATCCCAGTTGACCGACCCGACATTGATGGCCAACAGCTTCTGCTCCTTGCCATCGCGCATTACACCGGCAAGACGAGAGAACCTGCTCGCGTTCTTGTTCTTCGGATCGATGCCGAGCGTCTCTAACTGGCGATAGACGACATCACGACGCTCGTTCCATTCCTCCTTGTTCGCTGCATCGACTCGTACCCAGCCGTGCAAACTCTTGCCACCGGAATCGATGACGACGGACATCGGCAATTTGGACTCCTTGAGGATCGTCCATTGCTCGTCCTTGGTCTTCTCGTCCATCTCAACGAGGACATGGCGGAATGCTGCCACGCCGGAATCAGAACCGCTCTCATCGAAGCATGGGTTGACGCGGACGTATGCGCCACGGCTGTCAGGGCCGTTCCACATGGAACTAATTGGCGGCGTGAAATGCTTCTCAATCCATTCGTCGCGCTTGAGGAATGTACCCTTGGAGTTTGGCCGAGTCCGACCTTCATCGTCGCTGACGATGTCGTTGCAAATGCAGACAACTTCGTCTGGTTCAAAGCAGGCTTTTAAGAAATCTATGGTTGAAAATCGAAAGTCCGATTGCGGAATTGCTTGGATCTTTCGCACCACGAACTTACCGGTTGGAGATACTGGAGTGCCGCCCTGACCGATGCTGGGATGCGATTCCAGAAGCCATCCGCGCGGCTTGTCGTGCGAAACCTTGGACGCCTGATCGAGCTTGTGCGCCAATTCGTTCGGCTTCCACGGTGGGAGGCATTTCGAGTTGTACTCATGCATGAGCGTTTCGGCATCCCCCGCATTCAGCTCAAAACCGTGTATGAGCGATGTTGCTACTGCGAAGGTTGCACCGTGTCCATTCTGACCTGAGACGGCTCCTGGCGTGTTACGCAGCCATGCGCGCGCACGATCTACTTTTGATTGATTCATTCGATTCCAAGTTGTTTTCTCGCTATCTCCCCGCTTCGACCAAGATCAGTCGTGGCGATTTCGGAGAGGACTGAATTTGATTTCTCTAACTTGCTGAAAAGGAGAGCAAGCTCTTTGGGAGTCATCAGATATTTGCTCCAATGCTGGATGGCGATGGAGCGTGACTGAAACTTCGCAAAGAGCTGCTCTTGTGCGGCGATGTAAAGTTTAGGGCTTCGCATCTATCAGGACGAACTTAGCTTTGAATTCAGCTTTCGTTCGAACGTAGATCTTGGCCTTGCCCTCGCGCATGTAGGCCACGCCTGACCACTTGGTTTCTCCGATGCGTATTTCTACGTCGTCGGACAGGAGTTCAACCTCCACTGAGCTGTTTCCTGAGTTCTTGTATTTCATCTTCAGAAGCGTCGTCGAGATGGCCGACTCCAACCGCTTGCCATCCGCCATCCACGCTGCGTTTTGGCTTCGCTGGCTTGCTCATCCAACCTCGAAGAATCGCATAGTCAATGAGGCGCGGAGCTTCCTTCAAGAGTTGTTCTCGGGATATTTCAGATGCTTTCATCGGAATTGATTCGTTTGACCGCACGACCGCGACGACCGTCGGAACGTCGCATGCCGAGTTCAGTTTGCTCTTCGCTGGCGAATCCACGGCGGACAAGCCATTCCTTATACTTCTTGTCGATGTACGCGAAATCGATGCGTGGCGTTGATTCATCGGCTTCAGCGATTCTGACTATTTTGTTCGCACTGTTTAGGCTCATATATTTTCTGTATTCGTTTGTATGCTTTCTGTGTGCCGGTGCAGTCGATGCACAGGTCGAAGTCTCCTCCGATTGTGCATCCGCAGCCAAGTGCTTTCGCAAGCTCCTTGGAAATCCATTTGTACTCTGCCAGCTCTTCTTTGATGTCTTCGAGTTCTTGGCTCATTTGAGGACAAAGAGAATGAAGTACGCGCTGGTGATGACGACGCCCATCGCGAATGCGGCGATGAGCATTTGCTTCAGCTCTTCAGGCGACGGTGGCCGATTCATCCTGCGAATCATCTGCCGCCTCCTTGAGCGTAATGGAGAATGAGCAGGGCGTCACAGTTCTTGAGACTGACATCCAGATTCGGATATAGTTCCTGAGCCTTCGATTTTAGCTTTCGCTTCCACTCAGGACCAGTGGCACACGCCTTTCTACCGCCGAGTCCGAGGGGTTCCTGCCAGATCTTGGGTTCGACTCGGTGCAGTGCGTAGCCCTGAGAGTAGGCCAGTCCTTGGATGATGCCGTAGTTTTCATGGAGGGTGGCAACGCTTGCGGCTGGCGTCAGCTTGGACACGAACTTGGGAACCTTCTCAATCCACAAGTGGCTATCTGCTAATTTGAATCCGCTTAGTAGTTGCGCCATATCGGGCAATGATTCGGGCATTGGAAAGAGCAGAATTTCATCAGCCGTTTTGACCGCGAATCCGCCTCCGACACCAGGATCGACCGCAACGATTGTTTGGTTTGATTTCATAATAATTTTGGATTTTCAATAGACCGCTTTATAGATTCTCTCATGTGCGAATATTTGGCCAGTCCGGTTCCATCGCATGAGTCCGCACCTAACTCATTGAAATACTCATATCTACCGGGAGTGTTGATGCGTCCAATATGACACCACTTTCCCAGAATCTTAGACGCTTTGACGATTGCAGCAGCGTGACGAGAAATTTTCCATTCTGTTGATCCTCCGATAAAGATCGCGTCGATTTCATCCCAAGGAATCGAGAGATTCTCTTGCCCGTCCTGGCAGACCAGCGCAATCGGCCAATCACTTATTTTTTGCCTCCATCGCTGGAAACACTCCAAAGTTCTCATCGCAGAACCGACAACATCCGGTGCAGCTACAAACCGGCAGAGATTTTTTCTGGGTTCATGCTTTTTGAGCGTCCGCATAAAAGCATCAGCGTTGAACTTGCTGAAGGCTCCGTTGTCGATTCCAAATCTACCATTGGGACGCTTTGGGTTCAGACCCGTAAGCGGAGTAAACAACTGCTCAACCTGAACTCCCAGTTCACTCTCACACAGATCGAAGTCTGTGGATGTATCCAACATCACGATCATAGGCCAGAATCTTTGAGCTTCTTGCAAGCGGGACAAACTCCGCAGGGTTTCAGCCCTCCGTTGTAGCAAGTCCAAATGTTGGAGCCGTTGATGCCCATGTCTCTGGCGAGTCCAGCAATTTCCCATTTTCGCTTGTCGAGATATGGAGCGCAAATTTCAACGCTGTAACCAGATTCGTTGACTGTCTTTTGCATCGCTTCAATGAAACCGCGCCGACAGTCTGGAAACTGCTCTTCATCGTCTTTGTTGCATCCAATCGTGACGGTGTCAGATCCAGACTTGCAAGCGAGGTTGACTGCCACACTCAAGAACACAGCGTTTCGGTTAGGAACGACCCAGCTTTGCTCGGTGAGTCCACCAAGCGGAGGAAGATCAACAACCGTAAACAATACACCGGCTTGTTTTGCATGATACTTGGCGCACAGCAATTCCTGGCTGTGACGCTGCTTGTAATCGAACATCAGCGCATGCAGTTGATGCCCCTGATTCAACAGGTCGTACATCATGGTTACGCTGTCGAGTCCGCCAGATAGCAGATGGATAATTTTCTTGTTTATGTAGGGATTTTTCATTCGCTCAATATTTTTTTCAGTAGCAAAGGACCGTTATTTGTTCCGCCGCGATACGCACGGCGCTCTTGGTTTCACCGCCATCACTCCATTTCTCGACCTTCACGCGGCCTTTTACGCGCACCAGAGCGCCGTTTTGGACCTCCATGATCTTCTCGGCAACCTGCCCCCATGAGGACAACTCGAATTCATCGTAATCTTCGTGAAACCTGCCGTCCGCATCCGTCCAGTGACGAGCGACGGATATAACGCGGCGCACCATAAGCGCGCCTGTCTTGGTTTCGGTTTGACGGCTGATGCCTCGTAGTTCGCCGATCAGATAAACCACGTTCTCTGTGGGCGTGGCTGTTTCATTCGTTGTTGTAATTGATGCACTCATTGGAAAACGCAACCTAGTTCACGGTAGCATTTCATTCGCTTCTTTGCGTGGAACGCTCCGATGGGATGAAACTTGTCCGAAAAATCAACGATTGTCGCACAGTTTTTGGAATCTGTTTTTCGCAATGCGCGACTCGCCCTTTGAATCGTCTTCTGCGACGACCGACCGCCACTCACCATGATGAGTAGTTCGACATTTGGAAGATCAAGTCCTTCGTCGGCCAGTGATGTGGCAATCATGGTCCGCAGGTTGCCAGCCTTGAACTCCTCCATCGCCGCCTTGCGCTGCTTCTTGCCAATCTTCGAATGGACGAGGAGTGAACCGGGAATGCGCTTTTCGTAGTCCTCGCCCAGCGTAATGCGAGGGATAAGGATGAGCGTCTGCATGTCCAGATGCTCCAGCGCGTAGTTGATAGCGTATTGATTTCGCTCGCGGTTCTCGCAGATGCCGATTTCAACGAGCGATTCCCAGGCGCACATGCGTTTCAATTCGTCGTCACTTATCCGCATGTACCGACGCCGCGCATTGAAGAGTCGGTCGATGTTGTCATCGATCTTCTGCTGGATGTTGAGGTCGGTGGCATCGCTGATTTCGAGGTAAGCGTCGGCCAATGAATCGCCGATGTCGCTGCGCTTGATTTCGTACTGACGATTGCGGAAGAGCGTTCGTGTTACGGCGTTGCGTTCTTCATCGTCGCACCATGGAGTCGCATCAAAGCCATAACGCGGTCCGTTACAGGATTCGATGATGCGTCGCCATCCGGCGGCAGGACTGTGCTTCGCTTCGTCAACGATCAGCATGTCCTTCTTGCTGAAGTCCACTGATTCATGCGGACAACGGATATCCACAATCTCGTCCGGTACACCGGCAACACGGAGCGATGTGCGCGCTTGCTGGCATGTCTCGCGGGTTGGAGCGAGCCAGCCAAATCTAGCCCCACCCAAGCTATGTTGGAAGTGTTTGATGATGCTCGCGGCAATCCAGGTCTTGCCACTGCCTGCGGGTGCGATGATCAGTCCATCGCTAGTTTTGGCCCACTCTACTGCTTTCTGTTGGTATTCTCTTAGATTCATAATTTTAGGAAATTTATCCCTCCGCCCACTGCTTCATAGCGAGCGAAGGGTTTTGTCCGTACCACACGGTACGAATCGCTACTGGGCGGTAGCGGCGCAGGATGAGACGGATTGGGCAGCACCTGATTGCGTCGTGTGCTTGCTTTCCATGTACTTCCTTAGCGCCTCCCGAGCGACAAATTGGATCTTCAGTCCGTTGCGGTTGCAGAACTCCTTGAGGTCGTCATGGAGCTGCGTATCGATGGTGACGACTCGCGTCATCTTTTCTTTTTTCATGGCTTTTTCGTAAGTGACTTGATGTATCGTTT